TAATTATGATCTTGAGTATCCTAATGTTCTCATGTGTTCAATGCGTGGTCGTGCTGGACAAATTGTTGGGCAGGGATTCTCTGGAAACAAAACTCAACTTGGCGTTAAGATGAGTATTACTGTTAAGAAAGTTGGTTGTCAAAACTTAAAGCAGATTATTGAAGACGACAAGTTACTATTCAGGGATTATGATATCATTAACGAACTTACTACATTTATTCAGAAGAAGCAATCGTTTGAAGCAGATGATGGTTTCCATGATGACTTAGTAATGTGCTTGGTTATTTTCTCTTGGATGGCAGTTCAAGATTACTTTAAAGAAATGACGGACAATGATGTTCGTCAAAGAATTTACGAAGAACAAAAGAATCAGATCGAGCAGGATATGGCACCATTTGGTTTTATTACAACTGGACTGGAGGGTGATGAAGGATTTGTTACTGATGGATCTGTGTGGTATGGCGACACACAGGAAGATGTATCTTATATGTGGGACTACAGATAATGGATGTTGAAGATCAGTTTTCTTTAGAACATCTGATCTTCAAGGATCGGAAGTGTAGGGTATGTGGAAAAGTAAAAACTTTGATGGATGATTTTTATATCACTCGTAAAGATCGAGGAACTATGTTTTCTGCATACTCATACGAATGTAAACAGTGTACCATAGAAAGGGTCAAAAAGTCAAGAGCACAAAAGTGTGAGAATGATAACTGGCAGTATCCAGATTGGTGATGTTCACGCTACGTTTCCCCACTCAAAGAAGTCAAAATAATAAATAATTTTAGATTAATTGGATATCTAAAGGAGAAAAACATGGCAAGTCAAGTCTCGCCTGGAATTGTCTTAAAAGAGCGTGACCTAAGTAATGTCGTTGTTACTGGTGCTCTTCAAATTACTGCAGCAATTGCTTCGTCGTTTGCAAAGGGACCAGTTGGTGAAGTTGTTAATATCAATACACAAAAAGAATTAGTAACCGTTTTCGGTGCTCCAGTTGATGCTAACGCAGATGACTGGCACGTTGCTTCCGAGTTTCTATCATACGGCGGAAGATTAGC